TATATTATATTGATGATAGATTTTATCAAGCATCTTTAGTGATACAGTATCAATTTTTTTAAAATTATTTTCGCTATTCTTTATAAGATCATATAATTCTTTTATTTTATAAATATTACTATTTAAGTAAGTCGTTCAACTTTTCTTCCATCTCACCTAATGACTCTCTACCTTTTGATAGGTCAATCGTTTCATCTTGACCGAATAATGTCATATCTTCTAAGATTAAATCTAAGTCTTTATTTTTTACGAATGTCTCAGGAGCCAATTCAGGTTCACCACCAGTTTCAACTTCACCGGCCGGTTCACCGCCCAAGTCACCTCCGAGGTCTCCACCTAAATCTCCTCCACCGAAGTCACCTCCACCACCGAAGTCACCACCACCTCCGAAGTCGTCTCCTCCTTCTTCACCGGCACCTGCTTCAGGTGTTGTACCTTTCTGACCATATAGTTTGTCAAGGTTATCAAAGATACCCGTATTGATAATAACTTCTTGAGTTTTCTCCAACTCACCAGCAACAGCTCTTTCGATACGTTGTTGTTGCAAGTCAAGTTTGATTTCCTCATCAGAGAATCCAAGGATATGTTTCTTAGCCCATGACGATGAAACAGGTAAGATACCGTTTCCTGGGTCAGTAGTTGCGTCACGGTACAATTGAATCTTCTGTTGCCATTGTTCCACCTTCAACAAGTCTGCCTGTGATGATGGGTTAGTCAAAGCCAATTGGAAGTTTTGTAACTCGTCCTCAAATCCTAAGATGTATAAGTGAATGATTGCAATCTTATTCAACTCCTGAATCATAGACTTTTGAATTCTATTGATAGTTCTAGCAAAACGGATATCCTGTAACGCTAAGTTCTTACCCTCACCAGTAACTTCCTCAAAACCTAAGAAAGCTTTAGGAACACGAAGAGCGGTCAATAGTTTCTTTTGGATGTATTCAATATCCGCAATCTCTGACAAGTTCTGTGCACCTGGTAAAGTATCGATAGGGTTCGGAGCGTTAGGGTCACGAACAGGAATAAAGTAATCTTGGTCAACAGCCATTTGGTTCATACGTAGGTCAACATTACCCGTAGATGGGTCTGCGACCTGGTCACGTTTGAACTTGTTGGCGACTCGTTGTACATACGGTTCGACATCTTTGTCATCCATATTCCCTACGAATACTTTGAATACTCTTCTTTCAGGTGCTCTTGATGTTCTATAGATTAACATCGCATCTTCTGATAAGATAAGTTGTTTCCAAATTCTTCTGGCTTTCTCCAACATAGAAGTACCATAAGGAAGCTTACGGTCATCACCCAATAATCTAAAGTGAGCAATCTCCCACGTATTGAACTCCATGTCTTTTACTTTCCATTTGAATTTCAATACCTCTTCATTTGACTCACCACTTGGTTGTTGGACACCGTATTGACTTGGTGCCGACTTCATACCTCTTTCCAATCTTTCGATTTCAATGTTTGGTAATTGTTGACCACCCATAACACCTTTTTCAGGGTCCAACTTTAAGTATACAAAGTTGTCACCATACTTAGCAGTGTTTCTTGTCCACATCGGTAAGTTGGTATCGATGTCCAATCTATTGTTGAATAAATCAGTTAATACTGATTTGATTCTTTTACTTTCTGAATATACCTGAAGGATGTAACCATCTTCATTTGCTGTTGTAGATTCTTCAGCATAGATATCAAGTGCAGCAGAAATCTCAGGAGTATATTCCATACTCTCGTAATCGTAGAACGCCGCAAGTCTCGTTGGCTCATAATAAACAGCTTGGGTATATAAATTATTTTCTACCTTCTGCCATTGTTGACCAAGGTATAGAGTTTGTTGAGCTTGAAGTTTTTCTCTTTCGTACTCATTTTTGTCAGGAGTTTTAAGTAACTCCTTCTTATCAAATTTGTATACAGGAGGCTGTTGGTCCAATGTAGAATCGGGACCAAAAACTTTGGTTAATCTCTGCCATACAGTATAGTTATTCTCAGCCATTTTTTGTTTTTATATAAATAGTAGTAATTTCCTACAATAATTAAATCTTTTATCTTCTACCTCCGAATAACCATAAATAGTTTTCATAATCACTTTTTGACGTACCTCCATTGTGTGGTCTACCATAAGGGTCGTTTCTCATCGCACTTAATGTAGGGTTATAATCATTAACAGGGTTCTTAACTGGAGTTTCTTGTACCATCCAACTGTCCACCATCGCCTTTGTTTGTTCGGTTACCTTCTCCAAAGAGGAGAATGAATTTTCACCAACGTAAATTGCCATAGCCATCGCCATAATCAAATCATCGTGTTGTCCTTTTAAGTGGTCAGGTCTACCGTTTACATAAACAAACGTATTCAATTCGTGTAATAATCTGGTTGAACGTACACCATACCCATGTCTTAAGGCTTCCTCAAAAGCAGCAACAATCTGAACCCTTTTACTATTAAAGTTCAAACCTGGTATCTTCTCTAAAGCTTTCGGATTATATTTCCACTTATCAGCGGCATTCACCCCTTCAACATATAAGTTTTGGTAACCCATCTCTTGAAGTTTTCTTGCTGTAGATACACCCATACCACCAGTGATATCAATAACCACAAATGCAGAATACATAGTTGCCCATTTGAAAGCAATCTCAGCAGCGACATCAGGTGGTATCTTCCCTAAGTATTCCAATACCTGTTCTCTTTCATCGAAGTCGATAATACAGAATGTAGTAAAATCCTCACTATCACCACGAGATACGTCAATACCCATAATGTATTTATGACCAGGTATTGGTTCTTTCCATTGCCACATTGCACCACCCATAAACTTATTCTCAGCATTACGGATTTCACGGTCTTTGATTTTTTCAATAGTTTCGTTAGGAATAACATTATCCCCTGACCCTAAGAAATTACATTCCAACTCCTGAGCAATCTTACGTCTATCAAACTTCAGTTTTTTAGCCATTGCTTCAAACCACAATGAATAGGGTTTGTACCCTTCATCAAACTTTTTAGAAATCTCATCAAAGTCCCTTTCTCTTGGGTCAATGTGTGAATAATCGATAACAACCTCTTCATCTTTGTAGTCTTCACGGTTCAACATATAATGGACAATATCTGTACATTTAATCAGTTGCAGTTTCTTGGCATAACGAGGGTCACGGTACCAATACATATCGGTAATCTTAAAGTCGTTCATCCCTCTTAATGATTGGTCATATATAGCATAATAGATAGGGTCGAAACCGTTGGGTGTGGATATTACGATTACTTTACCACCCGTAGACAATGAAGCCATACACGCAGACCAGAAGTCATCATCAGCATCGATAAACGCAGCTTCATCAAATATTAGGATTGTTGGAGTATAACCACGCAGAGCATCCTTTGATGTTGCAACGGCTTTTACCTCACATCCATTAGTTAACTTAAAGTGTCTTTGTGAATTTTTATCAGCCGAGAACTTAACACCCAACCATTCAGGCCATTGGTCAACAAACGACCTAATCTTATTTGCAAATTCCATGGACGTATCCAATTTGTTTGCAATAATTAGAATCTTTTCAGGTTTACTCTTTTTTGCTGTGACCAACTTTTTTGATGACCATGCAGCGGTTACCGTAGATACACCTGCTTGCCTATATTTGATTGCAATATTTTCCTCAAAGTTATCGTAGTCATATATCAACCTATCTTGGTCGGGAAACAACTCCAAAGGAACATAACGTGATTGTGTATTATCGTAGGTTTGAAGATAGGTTTTAAGAGCATAGGAAGTGTCTTTCACAATCTTTGCATACTCGACCAATACCTGTTCTCTACTTAAACCCATAAATCAAAAAATAAGATTTATTTATGATAAATCAATTCCGAGACCACCTAAGAAGTCTCTGAACTCATCATCATCATCATCCACATCAACAGTACCAGACAACGCATCGTCCAAGTCGTACTGACGAAGTTCTTCAACGATTTCATCAACCATTCTCTGTACAATTTTCTGACCTTTCTCTGAGTCACCAATGATTTCTCTTGCCACCTCAAAGAACTCCTCTGTAGACAACGCTGAGAAACGTGAGAATAAATAATTCTGAATTTCTCTCATATCATCCTCATAAAGGTCTTCAGGATACGCTGCGGTAAATCTTTCCCAAATGACAGGACCTAATCTTAAATCCCAAATCTCATATGGTAAGGTATCTTGAGAACCCATAACCATCTCTGCAGCCTTAGGGTCGTCAGGTAAACCTTGTGTACCTAATACCTCGTATACGCCTTTGATTAACTCGTGAATCAATACAGGGAAGAATAATCCCTTTGCTTTAATCGTTGGTGGGTCCGTAGTATCGTCAACCTCTTCAGAACCTTGAACACCCTCACCTGCACCTGCCATCATCTGTGTCATTTGGTCAGGAACAATCCAGTACATCAAGTCTGCAATAGACATTAACACACCGTAAAGGTTAAGTAGTCTTGGGTCCAAACGGTCCAATTCTTCACGAACCAAGTTGAACATATAGTGACCTTTTTTAGATGCCCCTTGAATTAGGGAATTGATGAAACGTCTTTTTGCTTTCTCCATGTCGAACTTATCCATTGCATCCATAAATGCTTCGATGTCGTCCTCCATATCATCGGCATCCTGATTACCGAACATCTTCATGATATCCTCCTCATCAGGTTCTTCTGATGATGGTCTCATTTTAGAAGTATCAATCTGTCCCATACCTGATAACAACTCCACATCGAATTGGAATGCTTCGTCAGGAAGTGACATTTCTTTCTTAACCAAATCGACGGCTAAGTTTTCAAGATACTCTTCGTTTTCGTTCTCGATAGATTTAACGTCTTGAACCGCTTGTTGTAACATCATCTGCAACTGCATCAACGCATTCTGATTAGAGATGTCAGTAATACCTGTGTATTGTTTTACCTTATCTACAACGTCTTTGAATCTTTTCGACGCCAATAATTCTTCAAATGATGATACAACACCATCACCATCCACATCGATATCCAAAGCGGGGTTATCAGATAACGGAGTCTCACGACCTTGAATCTTTGCCTGAATATCAGGAGCCATTCTTTCTGGTCTATCTCCGTAGTCAATTGGTGCTTCATTAATCTTCTTGCTCATCTCTAAATTGTATATTTAATGTGTTAAACTTCAAAAAACTTGGTAATTCTTTTTTACCTGCCTTAGGTGCTGGTTTGTGTTTTGGTTTGTATGGAGTCTTTCTTTCTGGTTTTTCAATAGTACCAGGTTTAACTCTTGAAGGTGCTGTTTCTGTTTCACCCGCTTTTGGAGCCGGTTTATGTTTCGGCTTATAAGGTGTCTTTCTTTCAGGTTTAGTCCTTGTAGGTGTCTTCACAGGAGCTTCCTTCGTACCAGGTCCCTGTTCCAATAAATTCATTAAATCTTTCTTACTCATAGTCTTCGGTACGTATTTCTTCACCAAAGATACTATAGATTCTTCGATTTGTCTAATTTCGTTCTGTTTTTTGACATCTCTTACACATCTTTCAAACTTAGCAGATTCAGATTTACTGTAAGAATCTCTTTCACGACCTTCTAAACCTAAAGACGATGTACAGATTGCCCAAGGATTAACCTCTTCTACCTCACCCATCATTTGACGGTTATTATCAGAATCATCATCCATACCATCAGGTGCCATGTCTTTTTCATCATGTGGACCTTCTTGACCAGTGTAATCTTGACGAGCTAAATCTTCTAACCCATCTTCATTCTCTTCCTCACCAATCTTTTGAATGGTTTGGTCAATCGCCTGATTTAATTGTGATAATTCCGCTTTCATTTGTTGAACATCATCAACTTTATCAGTTAAACTCTCTTGTTCACCAATTACGGCAGTATATAATGTATCAATCTGAGTTTCATTCAACATCTTAAGTGTTTCGAACTTGATACCTTTGTTCAATAAACTTGCAACCTTCTTGTTATTCATAACTTGCAATATTTTTTTCGTATGTTAATACGATGTCTCTCTCGTAAATTTTATCTTCCACTTGCTTGACGGTATCACCATAATGAAAAACCAATCTGGTGTACTTATCGTCAACTACGGCTTCTGTGTCACTATCTTCCCACGCTAAAGCAATTACTCTTTCAACCGCGTCATACACAGAGAAAAAGTCAGAGTTCTGAATAAGGTTCAATTGAATACCTGAGTTCTTCAACACTCCAACCTTCTTTATAAAATGTATAAGGGGTGGAGTTGGGTCTCCACCTGCTGGTTCCTTATCCCAATCTTCACCCCATACATCGTCAACGTCACTAAAAATAAACTCGTAAATGTTATCTCCCTTAAAGTTGGGACCGAGTTCGTTAACGTATACTAAATTCATAATAACTCACCCTTTTGAGAAACTTTAATCTGTTGACCATCGTTCTCAAAAACTAAGTTACCTTTGTTTGTCTTACCTAAAAACTTAATTGTTTTGTTTTCTTTTAATAAGAAATCTGCAGTCAATTCTTGTTCTACTGTTTCACACATTGACTTCATTTCTTTTCTTACTGTTACTTTCTGAATTTTCTCAACTAAGAAGTTTTTGATGTTTTTTGATTCAGTCAATGTTTTTTCTTCGTCACTCACTACGAAGTACTTTGATAATACTTTGTCGATTTTAGATTCTGCAAAGATTTCATCCATTACTTTCTCACCTACCTCAGCTGATTCTTCCATTGGTTCTTCCATGTCCATATCTAAGTCCATGTCCAAATCTAATTCTTCACCAGCGTCAACATCTAAGTCAGCCTCATCGTCAACACCGTAGTCGATTTCATCTTCTTCAAAGTTTTCTAAAATATCTTCTTTATCTTCTTCACTCAATTTTTCCAAATCAACTGCTGAGATAATAGAGTTTAATACATATTTGATATCTTCTGATGTCAAACCATCTTGTTGGTCGATAGTTCTTAATTTTTGACCTAACTTACCTGTTAGTTTTTGAATTTCTTTGATTGAGATTTCTTCTTCGTCTGCGGGAGCTTCAGCGTCTAAGTCTAAATCCATATCTAATTCTTCTTCACCACCTTCATCGTCCATACCTAAGTCCATGTCCAAATCAAGTTCCTCTTCACCACCTTCAGAACCCATGTCCAAATCTAAATCCATTTCTGGTTCAGGTGACGGTGCTGGTGCTTCAACTTCAGGTTTTGGTGTTTTCAAAACAAACTTCTTGTCTTGCTCACCGAATAATTCTAAACCTTCTTCGTTTTCGTGTAGAGTGTTTAATTCTTTAGCCATTAGATTCAATTTCTTCAAGGCTTTAGAATAAGAAGAATGATAACGTCTGTTTTCAATTCTTTCAGCATAATCCATCTCAGATTCGTTCAATCCTGATTTGATGATGTATCCATTCTTTTCGTGAATGATACTATAATATTTACCATCTGCTAACTGTCTTGTATAGTCAACAGTCTCGTTCACATTCGAAGTCGAACGTTCTACTTCGCCGAAACGTGCGATTTCCATGATGCGTCTTAGTTTTTCTTCACCCTGTAATTTCTCACTTCCGATAGGTTTTAAGTCTCCCATTTTTATACTATTTTGTTTTTTTCTGTTTAATTAAAAACTCCGTTTCCACCGAGTTTAACTGTACTACATTGTACCACTTCAGTCCCATCAGCCCTACTGTAAACTGCGTGAACTGTTTCAGTAGAACCTGAGAAAGCTTTATATTCCGTTGCCGGGTCACATCCTTGTCCCATAATACATTTTTATATATAAATATACCCAAATATAGGATTTGTCATTTTTTCCTATATTTAGGTATTGTTATGAGTTAGTTTCTTGTTCTAAAGACAATCTTTTATCTACGAGTTCATTTGTAAAATCGAATAGTTTTTGGATGTATCCATTCCTTCTTAAAAACTTGAATACTAAATTTTCATAGGAATATTCACCCTCTCTTTCCAAACCACAACTTCTATATTTTTTTAGTTTGTCTTTGACTTTGTCTATTGTTTCTAATGCACTTTCTAACTCATCATCAGAAACATTTTCAATTACGGTATCAATGATTTCCATCCATTGATTGGCTTTTTCTTCTAATTTCTCTTCGTCTAATGTGACACTCTCAGGTGTTGGTTCATTAATCCATTCATCAAACATCACAGAATATACACCTGTAGAAAAGTGTGGTTCTGAGGAGTCCTGAACATATAATTCGACTTCGTATCCTTTAACGGTAATATCGTGAGTAGAATTAAATAAGGTCTTTTTTAATTTGAATAGTTCTTTGTACAATTCTTTTTGTTCACCCGCTTCTGTGAAGTCATACATGATGTGTAAGTCAATGTCAGAGAACTCTGACCAATTGTAGTTTGCTAATGAACCTGTCATTGTAATGTCAGAAACAAATATATCTAACCCTAAAAAATCAACAAATTCATTAGATATTGCAAGTAAAGAATTACGGACCTCATCCTTCATTACATAAGACCCATCTTCTAACGTATCCCAAATTTCAGGATTCAATTCATCCTGAACATAAAAACTTGAAATAATTCTTGCATTCTGTTCCATAACATATAAATATATGGAAGTTACTTTATAACTTTTTCGTACTTGTAGTTCTTGGAAATCTCGACATTAAAGAATCTACCTTGGGATTCTGCCATTCTGAATTTAGTATATACTTTGTGTGGAACATCTTGATATTCGTATTCTGCACCATTTTTGAAAGTGGCTACTAAGGTCTTCTTATCTAAGTTATAAACGGTCTTTGTTAGGTTTGACGATTCAATTTCATTGATGATTTGTTTCCCTACGATTTTTTCACTTTTGATTGCCATATTATAAAGGATATTTTTCTTCTAACTTAGACAACTTTCTTGAAATGTAACTATCAAAATTCTTTTTGACATCATCATTCCACATACCGTGTCTTTCTAATTGGTCTCTCGTATTTTGAATCTTTTGAATGAGATTGTCTCTCATCATAAAGACTTCGGCAGGTGCCGATGAGATACTTGTCAAGTCCTCTTGACTAAAACCCGCATCACTAAGTGCCATTCTCATTTGAACGAATGCTTTCTCAATTGACTCTAAGTCACCAAACTCCTTAATGTATTCTAACCACGGTATTCTCATACCAATAAATATAAAAAAACCCCGATTTCTCGGGGTCTTTAATTTAGGACTGTAACTTTTTTATTTTATCCCTTAATTCAATTGCTTTCTCGAAATCTTCCTTTTCAATAGATTTCTGAAGTTTCGACTTCAACTCTTGAATCTTTTCACTGTTTTCCTCCAATGATTTAATCTTATCACGAAGTTCAACAGCCTTCTCAAATTCTTGTTTCTCAACAGCATCTTGGAGCTCAGATTTTAAGGAATATAATTCATCTGTTGAGTTATCACCTGATTTGGTGGTGTAGGTAAAATAAAATCCGTTAGGTCCCACCTTGTAATAAGTTGGTTCAACGTTATCGAACATAGATTCGAATTCTCTAAAAATTTCATCAAAAATACTTTTTCTGTTAAACATAGTGTTGGTTTTAATTTTTTTATTATCTTTGTAGTTCCATAAAGGAAAAGTATGCCAAAACTGAAAAACGAATGTATAACTGTCATTCTGTCAGTTTTTTGAAAATTAACTGACAATTTTGGAAATGGTGTAGTTTGTATTAGAAATTGTCTTATATTTGTAGAGTCAAAATAAAAAGAACAACTATGATTGAATCTGTAGACCCGAACGAAAGTTCAAAAGGAAAAAAGGAAAGAGGACCAAAATCAGGAACACCTGTGTTGGATAATTTCTCACGTGACCTTATCCGTTTAGCGGAACAAGGTAAGTTGGACCCTGTTGTGGGTCGTGACCGTGAGATTGACCGTATCGCTCAAATCCTTTCTCGTAGAAAGAAAAATAACCCCATCATCATTGGTGAACCTGGTTGTGGTAAAACTGCAATCGTTGAAGGATTAGCAATGAAGATTTACGAAGGTGATTGTCCTCGTAACCTCTGTGACAAACGTATCGTATCTTTGGATATGACATCCATCGTTGCAGGGACAAAGTATCGTGGACAGTTTGAGGAGCGTCTTAAGGTAATCTTGGACGAGTTGCATGATAACCCTGATATCATTGTGTTTATCGATGAGATTCACACCATCATCGGGGCAGGTAACTCATCAGGTTCATTGGACGCTTCCAACATCTTCAAACCAGCATTGGCGCGTGGTGAACTACAATGTGTCGGTGCAACCACTCTCGATGAATATCGTGAGAACATTGAAAAAGACGGAGCATTGGAACGTCGTTTTCAAAAAGTAATGGTGGATGGTGCCACCCCTGAGGAGACCATGATTATCTTGGATAACCTAAAGTCTCGTTATGAGAAGCACCATAAGGTAAACTACTCGAAAGAGTCGTTGGAGGCTTGTGTATATTTGGCTGACCGTTACATTACCGACCGTGAATTCCCTGATAAGGCAATTGATATCATGGATGAGGTGGGTGCTCGTAGTCAGATTTCTGTGAAACTTCCTGAAGAGATTGAAAAACTCAAAGAGAAGGCAAATCAGATTAAACAGGAAAAAATCAACGTGGTCAAGGCTCAGGATTATGAGAAGGCGGCACACCTTAGAGACAAAGAGAAAAAGGTCTTGAAAGAACTCGATAAGGTAAAAGCCGATTTCGAAAAGAGACAAGACGAAGAACGTCAAGAAATCACTGAAGATATGGTATATGATGTAGTTTCAAACATGACTAAGATTCCTGTATCCAAACTGAACCAAAACGAAATGGAAGGTCTTTTGGATTTGGAAGGTAATCTGAACACATCAGTTATCGGACAAGAGGTGGCAGTCAAAAAGATTTCAAAAGCTATCCGTAGAAACCGTGTGGGGATTAAGGACCCCAACCGACCAATCGGTTCGTTTATCTTCTTGGGTTCAACAGGTGTGGGTAAAACTCACTTGGCGAAACAATTGGCAAAACAAATCTTCGGAGATGAAGAAGCTCTCATCCGTGTGGATATGAGTGAATACCAAGAGAAGTACACCATGTCACGTCTCATCGGTTCCCCTCCAGGATATGTGGGTCACAACGAAGGTGGTCAACTTACCGAAGCAGTCAAAAACAAACCTTACTCAGTAGTATTGTTTGATGAGATTGAAAAAGCAAACAAGGACATCTTCTCACTATTACTACAGGTGTTGGACGATGGTCACCTCACGGACAGTTTCGGTCGTAAAATCAACTTTAAGAACTGTTTGATTATTATGACTTCAAACTTGGGTGTGAAGAAACTACAAGACTTCGGAGCAGGTGTCGGATTTGATACCTCAGCAAGAATGAGTGGTGATGAGGACCTGAAAAAGGCTCTCCTACAAAAAGAACTTAAAAACCACTTCACCCCTGAGTTCTTGAACCGTCTCGATGAAGTGATTGTCTTCAACCCTCTAAAAGAGAAAGAAGTACGTTCAATCGTGGACATCGAATTGGAAAAACTAACCAAACGTTTGGACAAACTCGGTTACCACATCAACTTCACTGATGAAGTAAGAGATATGTTGGCTGACGTAGGTTTCGATGAAAAATACGGAGCACGTCCTATCAAACGAGCAATCCAAGAGAAAATCGAGGATTACATCTCAGAAGAGGTATTACGTCAGAAGATTAAAATCGGACGTAACTACGAACTGAAGATGAATGAAGAAGAAGTAATCATTGAGGAAGGGGTAAATTAATATCCCTTCCGATTTGGAAGTTAAGAAATTAGATACTATATTTGTATCAAATTAAAGGACACATGGACAACATTACATTAAATCGTTTCAAAGAACTCTTATCGGTTCCTTCAAAAACCTATCAAGAGGACAAGATGGTAGAATACCTTTCTTGGGTCTTAGATAGTATGGACGGGGTAGAATACTACACCGATGAGATGAACAACATCTACGCCACAAAACGTCAAGATGGTTTTAACGGTTACTTCCCAATGTTTGTGGCACATACGGATACTGTACATGCCATGGTTCCTGAAATTGTTGTTAAGGAACAAACACTTCCCAAACCACCTACCTTCGGACGGACATTTGATGATACACAATACGATGTCCTGAAAGCTTACACTCCTGACGGAAATCCAACGGGTATCGGTGGTGATGATAAGTGTGGCATCTTTATTTGTTTGGAATTACTCCGAGTACTGTCAAATGTAAAAGTAGGGTTTTTCGTCTCTGAGGAGACTGGTTGTATCGGGTCCAGCAAATGTGATGTCAAGTTTCTTAACAATGTAGGATATGTCGTTCAATACGATGCACCTGGTAACCATCTGATTACCGAGGTTTGCTCGGGAGTTCGCCTGTTTGAGGAAAACGGGGAATTCATCAATAGAGCTCTACCCGTAATTCAGAAAACCATGGAAACGGATATGGAACAACAGTCACACCCTTATACTGACGTGTCTCAGATTAAGAAGAAGAGTGACGTTTCTTGTATCAATCTTTCCTGTGGGTATTACCAAATGCACACTCCCAACGAATTCGTAGTATTGGACGATGTGGACAAGGCCATCAGAACAGGTATTAACTTGGTCAACGAGTTTGGGTATGAAAAGCAAGAATACGCCTACGAACCACCAGTATACACTTATGGAGGTTTGTTTAATCTTGATGATACCGAAGACGACTCGGGTGATTGGGATAATACCCTGTTCGATGGATTAGATGAAGAGACCTATGAGTTGAATGACCACAAAGTAGTTGTTGAATGGGGTGGAGTTACCATTGAGAGTAATCACACTGGTGATGTCCTATACTTAGATGAGGACGACGCTGTCGAACTTTATAAAATCTTAAGGGAAAACTTCTTACTCAAAGGGGTCGAATAACTGATAGTTATTCATCAAAGAAATAATAGAGGAAAGTTTCGACTTTCCTTTTTTTGTTTCAAAAGAATCTATATCGGAATTAAATCTACTAAGAGTAAATTTCACTTTATTAGTTTCTGGGTCCACACCATCAATCCTAATATTCGCGTCTTCAGATGTTGGTATTGGATTATTCTTTCCAAATCTACCAAACATTTCCTTCACTCTATTCATAACATTTAGGTACTGGTCGAAGTCTAAGAAGAAATCGGCATCATCCAATTTATCATATTCTTTTTCTAATAAGTTTGATAAATCATTATTAAAAAAGTTATCAAAGGTATCACTGTCGAAATTGTTATAGATATATTCGTATGGATAATCTATAGGGAATGAAACTCTATGTGGTATTACATTTTTCAGCATATCAGTAAGATTCAAATCCTTCAGGTAATTCTCAGATTCAAATAATTCTAATAATTCATCCAAATCAATATTGTAGTTGTAAAAACAACTTTCAGAATTATTTTTACGGAAACCTATTTCAGACAACACATCACATAACTCTTCTATAAATTCTTTCTGAGTACCTGTTTGCATGGCCTCGTTTTGGGCAATAGAGTAAGTTTCACTTAAATTACTCATAAAGTCGTCTCCCAATTTATCCTTCATAAATTTGGCCAACTCTTTTTCACCATCCTGTTTGATACTATAGGTACCATTATTATCAACAATGAGGTTTGACACCTCAGGGTCATAAATTTCAATAATTTCTTTTAGTGCTTTCAAATGTTCGTTTGAAAAATAATTAAACACATAACCCTCAATGAAATCATCATCAAAGTTATAAGGGTCGTATAGACTTAAATCAGAACCGTAAGGTGGGTCAATAACATCACTAATGAATCTAAGGTCACCTTCATCGACATCTTCCTCAAAAAACTTAAGGAATTCTTCAGGACCATCAAATTTGAGTTTTACCACAAACTTATCATCACCTTCTTTTTCAATCTTAACCAAATGGTCACTTTGTATTCTACCTCTGATGTGGTCTATCTTTCCTTCTTGTATACCTTTTAATGTTTCGTAATGTTTGTTTCCTTTAACCAACTTTCTGATTTGTTCTTGAATTGGTGAGAATCTATCTAACAATACATCTAAACTTCTTACAGAGTCTTTTTGGTCATATACCTCCGTTCTACCGTTACTTCTCACAAATAAGGCCATCTTACCCCATGTGGAATCTTTCGATGTCTTATCAATGATATAAAAGAGGTTTCCTTCTTCTGAGTATTTGTCAAAATATCGGGTATCTCCTTTTGTCGTTGTACACCATTTGGTTCCTGCACCATAATAACATGAAGCACCGTGAGAATACGGTTGGACAATTAAGAATCTATTATCTTCATATATTCTATCTGACTCGTTCTTAACTTCCTTTTCTTTTTGGGTCATGATTTGTCTCTGACGGACAGCATTCATAACCGATTGTAATCCCCAAATACTATATTTGTTGATGTCTTTAGGTGATGATTTAATCTTAGATGCGTCAACAAATGATGATGTCGACTCGGCATAATCAATATCTTCGGGTTTGATTGCCGTGGCACTCTTATGGAAACTTTCAATAAGGTCAATGAACAAATTTACATTGTCGGCAACTGAGAATGTAATTGGGTCACCGAGACTAATCATTTGCTTAATCATCCACTCAGAATACTTTTTGGTTGCTGAAGGGTCACCGTCAATAAGTTTCTCCAACAACTCAGGGGCATCGGCAAAGGTAGGACTGTCCTTGTATTTATCTATAAGGTTCTCCTTTTTACCTTCAAGCAGTATGTTCTGAAATTTAATCATAAAAGTTAACTATAAATACTTGACAGTTTGGATAATTGATAAATAACCCTTATATTTGAAGTATAAATAAGAAACATATGAAAAAGATAATCAACATAATTTTATTCGTCCTACTTTCAAGTCCTGTATTTTCTCAGACATGCACAAAGACTGGCACATGTAATATGTGGAGAGCAGCATGGACTGAAGATGGTGAGTTGAATAATTACCAACCAAATAAAAATGAAATTACTGAATTAAACTTTATCAAAACAAAGGCAAAAGATAATGTTCATGTAGTAATGGTGCGTCAAGATATGACATACTCCAACCAAAAAAGATACTATGTCTTGTATGAAGTTTTAGACTCGGAGGGTAATGTTGTAAATCGCATTGCCAGAGACCTTAGTACCTTCAAAGAACGGAATATCAATTAAGAGCAAACAGGTGTAATTGAGAAAATTGTTTTGTCTAAAGGTGCAAATGAACCAACTCTTACTGTTTTAGACATTTCTCTATTTACACTAAATACCGCAGCAGACTGAGTCTTAATCTTAGGACATTGACCCCACATTGGTTTGAAAAGGTTTTCGAAGTTATTTCTGAAAATTTCTTGGTTCAAATGGAAATCGTTATTTTTAATTTCATCAATTACTTTCGATATCTCAGCATTTTGGTCACCCCCAACACTCTCAGCTATTTTTATGAACTGTTTTCCTAATACACTACTACCATCCCTATCTTTCTTATCCTTTGCCTTTCTCTGAAGATACCTATAGAATCTCGGCATATCTTTATTTTCTTGGTAAAGAATCACAGTCTCTACCCCTTCAAACGCTGGTGAACCCGGATACAAAAATCTTAACATGGCCAATTCTAAATAAAATCGTCTTTCTTCTGCACGATTACTTGAAACATCTTCTCTTGTGAAATACGGAGGGACCGCTCTTTTTCCACTATCAGAAATAATGATAGGTCTATCAGGTATAGTAAAACCCTTAAACTTAATACCTGTCATATCTCTGTTAACACCCAAAGCTTTATCATAAATATATTCGAAGTTAGGTGGTGGCATTTTTCTCCCGTCAATTTTTAATTCTTCATTACAAATCAAACTTTCACCCTTACCTGTGACTTTAATTGTTATAAATTGTTCCTTGTTATAAGGTTTTAGGTAGTCTTGACACTCAGTAGAGTTCATTTTTTCTTTTCTACTTCCACAAGCGTTTGCAAATTCTGTTCTATCGTATTTTGTGGAACCAATTTTTACTTTATCAATTGTTGGGACAACCACATCAAGATAACCTTTCGAAATCAATTCGGACATAACTTCATTGATGATTTCTGAAACAGTCTTTGCTCGTGCCAAAGCTAATGAACCTTTTTCTTCAAAACCTTTTGGGTTAGTAATTTGAGATTCACCAGCCATAATTTCGGCAACAAAATCAGGGTTTTGAGGGTTATCCTTCATAAACTGTATGATTTTTGGTTTTTGACTCTCAACCGATTGTTTAATCTTATTATCAACATCTTTGTATTCCCCAATCTTGAATAAATTACTAAAGTTTGGTAATGTTAATATTTTTTGGTTTGCATTTGCAACTTCTGTTTGTTCAGCTAATACTTTCTGAACCAACTTTTCTATATCGGCTTCCGTTAAACGAATGGTTTTCTTTCCCATAATTAAATTCTTTTTCTATAAATATATTGTCAGAACAAAAAAAGTATTTATATTTGTACTCAGAAAAAAGAGTTCTTTGAAATATGGGGGTGAGTTGGAATTGATTGGCGTAGACAGTCATACGGGGCACGTAGTGAGATGTTATCTATCACTTTAATCTATGGTGACAATTTTTTTAACAGGCGAAACAATCGCAAAACTTCAGGCTGTCGGTCTTATCCGCACTGAAGAAGTAACTGTAGCGTAAGACGCAACAGTGAAACGGGTCGGTCAGGACATATACCTTTGAACAGAAGTCCGCAGTTGAGGTTGAGAAACGATTAAACCCTAAATTGAATCGTCCATTGGTCGTTGGTTTACGATGGTGAAGAACAAACCAACAAGTTTCGGAGTATTAGAAAATACTGACCTAAACGTGTAGTCCTTTATGGGTGGTGCGAGCAAGACGCGGGTTCGAAACCCGCCACCTCCACCAAAGCTAAGGTCCAATAGAGTAATTCTATTGGACTTTTTAGTTTAATAACATATTTTTATAATAAAACATTTATATTATGAGTTACGTAGGAAAACCATTCCCAAACATCACAGTCAACGCCATCGATGAGATGGGTGATACATTCAAATTGAGTGTCGTTGAAAAGGCAAAATCAGAATCTAAGAAAGTCTTATTGTTCTGGTACCCTAAAGATTTTACATTTGTATGTCCAACAGAGATTCACGCCTTCCAAGAGAAATTAAAGGATTTTGAAGACCGTAACACAATGGTCATCGGAGCATCTTGTGACACCGCAGAAGTTCACTTTGCATGGTTAAACACACCAAAGGATAATGGTGGTATCGAGGGTGTTACATTCCCATTAATTGCAGACACCACTCGTGAATTGTCAAACAGATTAGGTATCTTAGACCTGACAGAGACTTTTGACGCAACCAACGGTGGTATCGTAATTGAAGGTGATAACGTTACTTACCGTGCAACTTATCTAATTGATGAAGACGGTAAAGTATTTCACGAATCAGTAAACGATATGCCGTTAGGTAGAAACGTAGATGAATACATTCGTTTGATTGATGCATATTCTCACGTTCAAAAACACGGTGAGGTATGTCCTGCGAACTGGGAAGAAGGTAAAGAAGCAATGTCAGCTACTCGTGATGGAGTATCAACGTATTTAAGTAACAATTAAGATGACAGAGTTAACACAAGACAATTTGGGTGAGGTATTGTCCTCAAACAAAAAAGTAATGGTTCAGTACGGTGCTGGATGGTGTGGTAACTGTAGACTTACCAAACCTAAGTTCAAAAGACTGTCAACTGAAAATGAAGACATCGCATTCCTTTATGTGGATGCAGAGAAACTACCTGGTACTCGTCAGTTTGCAGACGTATCCAACCTACCCACATTCGCTGGGTTCGTTGACGGTAAATTGGTAAAACAGTCTCAGGGTAATAAAATTGAAGTTATACAAGACGTATTAAATGAAGTTACCAATAATTAAAACGATTGTAGAATCAGGTGAATTTGATGAAGACTACTTAGACGAAACGATTGACGTTCTTCTTTGTATCTCAGAAGCAAGAGGACTCAAAGATGAAGAAATGGAAGTCATCGGTGAGCTCATCTCGAATATCTCAGGAGCCCAAGAGGTGATGAAAGAGATAAAAGACGGTACCCCACAACGTGACGCCCTGAATGGGTTTATGAAACGAGTGATGGGAGCAATAAATTAAAAAAGGGGACGTAATGTCCCCTTATTTTTTTCATAATAGTTTTATATGTTAGATTCTGTCAAAACGATACGAATCACCGTCTTCAATCAACATATAAACATTACCCGCATAATCAGAAGGTAAGTCCACATCAGAATTTGTTAAGTTTATAACTTCATAACCGTCATCACTACCCCATCCTTCAGCAACGCCAGTAAATTCTTCTGCAGATACTGAGGTTAAACCTGTTGTTGTGATTGAAATTTCACCCGAAGTCGTTGCGAAAACGATTGCCTTTGTGGTTGCATGTCTACATATGTACATAATAGATATATTAAGATGTTTATTCCTAAATAAATAGTTGTGTAATTGGGAAAGAAGACTTATCTTTGTATTGTTAATAAGAAACATAAACCCACCATCATGACAGTAACAGGAATCAACATCGAAGAAAAAGTAAGAAACTACGAAGGAACAAGCACCTTTATCAAAAACCTCAAGCCAGGATTAGCTAAATGGGGTCGTCTAACACCGAAGCAGAAATCATTCGCAGAAAAGATTATTATGAACGAAGTACGTCAATCAGAAGTGAAGGTAGAAGAATTACCACAAACTATTCAAAACATTGTCAACTACGATGGTGAGTTGAAATTCGTAAAAGATATCCAAGCAAAATACAACAAGTACCGTCGTCTAACTGAAAAGCAAGTGAATGCAGCCAACAACGCAATCTCACGTGAGAAAGCTAAGAAGTCTCAAAAAGACCTCAACATCGACTTGGTTGGGAATACCATCAAATTGGGTCGCAACATCGCAATGGACATCAAAAAAGAATATGAATTGGACTTCCACCCAATCTTGGTTGATGTAACAAAAGTTATCACTGTCTCTGAGAAGGCTATGAAGTTGGAAGCAAAACTTACAAAAGAGAACGGTGGTATCTGTCGTTGTTGTGGACGTACCCTCACCGATGATATGTCTCAATTAACAGGTGTAGGTCCGGTATGTGCTAAGTACGTAGGTGTCCCACACCCAGCATCTCGTAAAGACATCCCTCAGTTCAAGCAACAAATGGCAGAACGCATCGATGAGGTTGGGACTTTCGAGTTTTGGATTCCAAAACGTCAAATCAAAGAATGGAACGGTCACGCAGCAGTATTGTTGAAACTCTAATCTAAAAATGGGGGAGGAAACTCCCCCTTATCTTTTTATGAAAAACTTAATCTTATTATTACTACCGTTTAGTTTGTTTTCACAAACTTATTCATTTGCCACCAAAGTAATGTCCTGGCAAGGAAACGACTATTACGTGTCAAATCAGATGTATACCTTTTGGGGTGCGGAAAACCATATCCAAAGTATAGATACAAATATTCATGTACTATCAATATCTAATTCACGTGAAAATAATGAACTTGCCGATTCTCTAAACTACCTTTTTGGTTACGATGTATATTGTTGGTTAGGTGGTCACGATACAACAACTGAAGGAACCTACAGATGGATGGACTCAACATCTTTCAATTATAGTAATTGGTATTGTGATTCATTGTACTGTGAACCAAATGGGGGTACTGATGAGAATTACATTATGTTTAACTTTGGAGAACGAGGTAAGTGGAATGATGCCACCAATATAAATGACTACTTTAGATACCTTTTTAAGGTACCAACACCAACCTCAACTGGTGGTGGGTCTACGGGTAATGGTAACAACGGTGGTGGAAGTGTTGGGTCAGGGACAGGTAACTCTATAGGAATTGAAGAAAATACTTTGAATTACTACCGACTATGGGATTGGAAAGGAAACCTAATCTACGAAGGTAATGATTTAAATTATCAAAACCTAAAAGGTTATTATGTTTTACAAACAAATGGTGAAATAGAGAAGATTTTTGTGAAGGGGTATTAGGACCCCTTCTCCCTTTTTAGGTCATCATCAGTCGGTTCAGTCAATGAGTTACCCAAATCTTGAAATCTTGACTGTCCCGTAAAATCTATCTTTGTTGCAATTGCAGACAAGTTTGATACAAACATCCTTCTGATATCAGCCCTTGGATGTGATGAAATAACCGCAGATAAGAATTCATCACTAACAATAACATTCTGTTTCAATATCGGTAAGTGTTGTTCAACTAATTTTTCGATTCCCGTTCTTTTAAGTATATAAGTGTGTGTATTATAAAATGCAGATGGTCTAACAAAATGTTTTTTACCGATACGTTTAGTATCAATCAATTTCTTAAAAATACGGTGAAGTGAATTATGTGACATCAAACAAAGGTCCCATTCATAATCATCCATCTCATCAAAGATAGACCAATCAATAGGAATACGAGGAATAAAATCATCCTCCAAAATCATAATAGTATTATATCCATTTTTATATGCATCTTCCCAACAACGAGTATGTGATATCATACCTCCAGCCTCACCATATGTGGTTGGTCTATTCCAAAAATCATATTTTATTGTGGATTCAGGTAGTTCCCAACCATCATACAAAGTATATTCCTGACCTTCTTCTTCTATGAGTCTTTTACCTACATATCCTTCGAAGACCTCAACCTCACACCCATCAGGTAATGGGAGTAATTTTGCAGTTTTCAATAATTCCTCAACATATTCTTCCCTATGGTCTATAGAGATGATGTATACTTTGTCTATATACATAAGTTTGTTTTTTCAGTAAAAATAAGATTTAGTATAAAATAATAAACCCACCGTAGTGGTGGGTCTATTAAAATAAAATTATTAGAGGTATTACAAAGACATCAACATATCCAACAACTCTTGTTGTGGGAACATATCAAATTTGTCTTTACGTGTATTGGTGTGTGTCCAAATACCTTTAACCTTTCCATAATACGCGTCTTCGTTAAATTCAAATGCATCTGCACCTTTTTCCTTAACTAATGATGGAAGACCAGCTCTGATATCAATACCGTCTCTTTCACCAATCCAACGAATCCACTTATCCAACGCTTCAATCTGGTCATCAGAATATTTGTGCCAAGTTTTGAAACCTCTGAATGGTTTGTCTAATTCCACCAATTGTGAATCTGCAACCTTAGTACCAGCATAAGTCTTACCGTCTTTAATCCAACCGAAGTTACAAACTTCAATTCCCACAGAATGAGTATGCATATGTTGTGAGCCATTTTTACCTAAATGCCATCCATAACCACCCTCTGGAAATGCTTGAACCATTACACCATCAAACTCGTCGTTGTTACCCTTCACTGAAGGACCACCCAATACAAACTCTGTTGCAACCGCGCCACGAGAATCTCTTCCCCATTGGTCAATTACATTAAATGGATTGTGCCATCCAGCTGTGTGGTGTAAGAACAAATACTCTTTGTTTGTTGGACCGTTTTTATACTCACCTTGAGGTAAGAAGTGTCTGTTTACGATTAACCCGTTCGACGTTTCAAAAGTTTTTTCTGAATCATCAGTAGTAGCAAGACCCATAGCATCCCAAGTGGCAGGACCCACAAGACCATCAGCACCCAAACCATTAGCGGTTTGCCATTCTTTAACTGCCGCCTCAGTTCCTTTACCGAAAATACCATCCGCATCTGCTCCCAAAAATTCTTGAAGGTCTTTAACCTGTTGTCCTCTCGAACCAATTTTTAATAACATTTTTTTAAGATTTATTAATTTGTTTATTATCCATAAATATACCTTTGATTCATAAGGGCATTATGTTTATATTTGTGAATACATTATAGTTAATCTATGGATAAGGTATTGGTATTGAATTCTGACTTCACACCACTGAACGTAACCTCACTTCGTCGTGGGTTCATTTTAGTACAAAAAGGAAGGGCAGAAGTATTACAAAAGGGAGATGATATAATCACATCAGTGGGTAACTTCGTTAGACCATTGGTGATACGATTAAAACAATATATTCGTTATAGACCATCAAGTATTGGTGTTACTCGTCGTAGGCTATTCAAACGAGACGACTACTCATGTCTTTACTGTGGGTCAAATAAAAACCTTACCGTAGACCACGTCATCCCAAAATCTAAAGGGGGTAGTAATCAATGGGATAATCTTGCAACCTCTTGTCATAGATGTAATTCACTCAAAGGAGACAATACACCTGAAGAAGCGGGAATGAAGTTAAGGTACAAACCATATGTACCAGAATTGTTCTCAAAAATTGTGGATGATTACATAGAAGACCTATGGAATGGATTTAAGGGTGAATTTTTCACATAAAAAAAAAGGTGTCCTCACGAACACCTTCCTTAGATAAACTCACCTCCCTTTCCTTTTGGTTTGTTTATGAAACGATATTATCTCTAATATCCTTCATCTTCAGTTCCATTTTCGAGCTTATGTCACCCATCAATGGATTTAACATGTCAACGAACATGTCCTCTAATTCTTTTTCGTTATTTGGGTCCTGAGCTAGTTTTGCAACTTTGCTTTTCATAAACTCAGGTAATGTTTCTAAATAATCCGTTGAGAAGTCTTCACTATACACCTCAGCTAGTTTTGATGCTAAGAATCTTGGTTCAGTAAATAACTTCGGCACATCATCAACATCTGTATCACCAATTGCTTTCTCCAATACCTTTTGCTCGAACTCACTAATATTTAATTTATTCATCAAAAACTCAGTTAGTTTCTTTTTTACAGTTTCCATAAATTGTGGACCGTCTTCTTGAAACATTTGATTTAAAACTGAAATAAGATTTTCATTAATGAGTTTCACATCAAACTTCTGAGTCTTCATATATTTGATTTCAGAAACCAATTTAGGTAATGTACCTGAATTAATTAATCTAGTATTGATTATTGAAGATTCAGAAATTCTCTTACTTCTATTGTCTTCTATTTCTTGTAAATGTTTCTTAAGATTTTTCATATTATTTCAAAGGAATTACACCGCTGTCACTATTACCTACAGTTCTGTTGTTATAGTCGATTGCAAATCTACCCGATTCTGGGTCTTGTGACCACTTGGTACTACCTATATCATCAAGTTTATCGCCGATGTTAGCGAAGTCAAATAAGCCACCGAATTTGTGTTGTCTTTGACATCTATATACCTGTCTTGCTGCACTTTTCAATTCTTCATCACTAATATCAAAATCACCAACACTACCCATTTCATGGTATTGTTCAATCAATTCTTTACACTGAGGTTTTGTAATTTTTTGTAGTTTTGCTAACTCACTAATCGACTTAGCCCTACTTTTAACATCAACACCTGAAGTTTTGACTTTATACATTTTGAACTCTTTGAAAGGTTCTAAATCTTCACTATATTTGGTTTTCACATCGACAACCTCATACATTTCAGGATTTATAGGTCTCAACAAAGAATAACCTTCACCATTCATACTTTTAATGATTCTTTTCTGACGGTCAGTAAAGTTTTTCTGTATTAAGTCTTTGACGGCATCGATACCTTCATTACCTGCCTTCTTATAAATGTCATTCAATAACTTATTGTTTTTGACACCCATTTCATCTTCGGGTCTCTTTTCAGGTTCTTCGTCCTTTTGAGGTTCTGTCGTTTTGACAGGTTCCTCAGGTTTGACCTCTTGACCGTACTTCATATTCCAAGTACGTGTAGAGTTTTCTTGTGCTTTATCGCCACTTGTAAATAAGATACTATTATTATCACCGTATTCTATGTACACTCTTTGCTTATCACCTGTCAATACTTGTTCATATAATACTTTTTCTAAACCAACCGATTCTCTCAACTGTGTATTTATATCATAACCCAACTCAGGAGTATATTGGATGTAATAAGGTCTACCACCTTTATCTATTAATGACTTAACTAAAAAATTGGCTACGGTCTCATCCAAATCTTCCATTTTTAATTTACTGAAATCACCATTAAATGTTCTATCATAAAGTTGAATAATCTTACTAACCAAATCTTTCTTATCTTCATCGGTCAATTTGGATGTGAGGTCTTTCTCGTCCATATCCATAACTTCCATATCTACAATCAATTCAAGAATTCTTTGTTCGATTTCAGTCTTTTTTGATGTTTGTGCTGGAGGTGTAACTGATGGTGTAACTGATGGTGTTGGGTCAGGAGTGTTATCTCTCGTCACTGTAGGTGTTGGGTCAGGTTGTTGTGACTGCTGAGGGTCAGGTTGTTGTGATTGTTGTGGGTCAGGTTGTTGTGACTGCTGAGGGTCTTCACCAATAGGTGTAGCACCTGGTTTAGGTTTTAATTGTTCACTTACTAAAATTTTCTTTAATCCTTCCATATCTTAAAATTCAACATCTTCAAGTTTATACGGAGAACCGTCAATTTCAATGGCCACATAATTATCCTTAACATACACAGGATATTTCACACCCGCCTTTTCAATAAACATACTACCACTTTCCTCACGATAGAAATTATCTCTATATGATGGTGGTAACATTTCTCTAATTTCATCATAAGTAGTATCTTTATCTGCCCATGACTTAATTGATGCAATCCATTCAACAGGAGGAATAACTAAGTTAGCAATAAACTCTTCATAACTTCTACCATCTAAAAGTGATTCTACCCAACCGTCATAACCAACTTTATATCCTGATTTTTGTTTTGCTCTTACTTCAGTAACTTTCCAAATTTCTCTAGCAATTTGGAATAAAACCGCCTTAAAATAAACACCTTTTAGGTTGGACCAAAAAGTTGACCATTCAAACTTACCATTAGAACCTTTAATAATTCTATCAATAAACTTTTTAGGGTTACCTATTGCATTTTTCAAATTCAATGGTAATTTTTTAGTTATGTTCTCAATCGCTTCAGTTGCTAATTTTTCTTTTTCACTTAAAGGAAGTTTAGACCATAGGTTTTCAATATTTTTTATTTTTTTACTATTTTTTCCTTTAGATAAGATAACATCTAACTGACCTGTAATTTCTTCAACATAACGGTCAATATCACGGGAAGTAAACATAGGTGTTAGTCTCTTTCTGTTTTCAGTTAAGAACTCTTTTAATGCCACCTTAAAATCATCAATGTTGTTAACTTTTGATGCCTTTTTAGACATCTCTCCTAAAATTTCATTGATGTCTATATCATCCGCAGCTTTCGAAGTATTTCCAATACCATCATCAATTCTACCTTTAACATCTTTCTTCACTGCACTTATTAATTCATCAGGAAACTCATTATTAAGTCCCATTGTTTCAATGGCATCATCCATTCTTTTTGTTAACTCATCATAACGTCCTGGATTCTCTTTAAGGACGGTAATAATTTTTTCAATGTTAACATTTAATCTATCACCTAATAGTTTTTGGTCAACTAAGTTTTTTGCTAATAAATCATAGTCAATTACTTTCAATAGTAATTCCATTGCATCGTCTGATAGAGATTCACCGGCCCTTAATTTTCTAATTAAATCATCTTGTGAGTTATCAGTGGCTTTTAATACTTGTCTAGCCGCATCATCATCTAATACACTAAAGAACTTTTTTAGAATTTTAGGTACTATTTGTTCAGACAAAATATTCTCATTACCCATGAGAGTACTAATTCTGTGTATTTCGTTAAGTATTTTATTTTTCATTATTAATAAACTTTATTTATAAATAGTCAGTTAACCATGTTTATATGTCTGAGAATGCATCGTCCCAACCTTTATTGGCTTCAACGGTGTTAATCGTTGATGCAACTTGTTTAGTTACTTGTTCCGTAATTTCCTCCTTATCACTTAGATATTGTTGTTCTAACTTCTTTTGTTCGGGTGTTAGTGATGACTTATATTTTAATTGGTCTTTACCAAATACCTTTTCTCTAATGGCCTTTTCAGTATTACCTGATGTCAGTATCCATTTGTCCGAATCTTTCTTTTTAGTATAATACTTGTCACCATCTTTTTTATAATCCCAAGCACGGTCAAAATCAGTAACAACTTGTTCTTTACTATCATCATTAGACTTAGTCGCCATTTGAGGTGTCTGAGATTCCTGCCCTATACCATAAATTTCAACCAACTTAGCGTAACTATACCAAATACCACCAATCACAAGACCATTCTTAGCTAAACTAAACTTATTAGGGTGTTTCTTGGCATATTTATACACACCATAAACGATATCTTTCAGTGTTGCTTTCTTTAATTTACCTTTGATAAAAATCTTAGACGCTTCTTTCGCCGCTTTTAATGATAACCATTTTTTATTCTTATTGATTTGTTCAACTGCTTCGGCTTCAGTCTTCGTAAGTTTACCACCAGTTCTCGCCTTTCTTATTAAAGAAGCTAAACCATTTCTACCTAAATTTCTAACTGCAGGTATCTTACCCACTAACTCACCCATTGGTATGAGTGCAAATGCCAATGCAAAACCAGCACCTTCTTTATCACCTTCTGAGTAATATAATCCTGCGTTTGCCAATTCTATACCTAATGATAAGAACGGACCAACTACAGGTATAAAGAATGCCCCAACAGCGGCAATATCCATTAACAAGTGTCTATCTTCTTTACTAAGAGGTTTTAATTGTTGTGCCTTCAAATTTTGACTATAAGACATTCCACGAGGTGTCATCCACGGCTTCTCACCCATTTGTTCTTCAATATTCTCATTCAAAGATTTTGATGGGTCATAACTCATCTTCAATAAGATGTCTTTTAATATGTCTTCATTATTTACCATACCGGATTCCCTTTTCCTCTATTTATCCCTGATTCCCACTTTGTGGTATCATCAATTGGATTGGCTTTACCTCTTGTTAATCCTGTTTCCCATGTAGTCATTGCTGGCCCTGATGGTGCATCACCACCTTCTTCTTGTTCGTCAATCTCACCTTCACCAACGTGCATGGCTTGTAGAATATCCTCACAATGTTTTTTGGAATCACACTTTCTCCATATCCCACCTTTTTTGTTGTTAAGAATGACCCAACCGCCATCTCTTTTTCTGATACATCCTTTTTCAGTCTCAGCACAACCCTGTTCCATCATCTCCTCTTCATTGAGTCCCATGATTTCTTTAATACGTGAAATATCTTCATTTAATAATCCCATAAGGAAACATTTCTCTATAAATAGTTTGTTAGTAAAGAAAATAAAACATATCTTTGTAATATGAAGATTAGATACAACATAGGTGAAGTCGTAGAAGACCAACTATCCAATAAATGTGGAACCATATCAGAGTATGAAAATTTCGGTGACGTTATCTTATATTACTTTGAGGAGGGTGGTGCACTACCACAAAATAGACTCCGATTAAAGGGGGTCAAAGGACTAACTAACTTTTTGAATAAAACTAATGATGAAAAAAATGAGATTTGGAAAACTATTTTCGATAATCACGGCTTGTAGTCTATTACTCGGTTGTGAAAAATCATATCCAACCCATTACGATATAGATGGTGAATATGTCATTGACCAGGTTATTGTGCTATATGAAGACTTAGTAACTGGTGATAGGTGGGACTCCACATATTACAGTGGTGAGTTCTCATTGTATAAACCACTTACACCTTTGGATTCATTTACTGTGGGTGTTACTCGTTTCAAACTGACAGACGCAGCAAGGACATTCTATTGGGATAAGGATGAAACAGTATTCGGTAACCCTTGGCAACAATCCGCAGATGCTGACCTCAGACAGGACATCCTGTCAGGACAATGGGATTATTTACAAATACATTTTATGTATACCAATATGGTGACCAGGTCTTTTGAGTTATCTTTGGTCGGTATCGATGATTTTCAATGTTGGGTAAGACAATATCCTTTCAAATCGGAAGGTCCCAAAATAGATGTCAAATACTACTTCCACGAAGTAGGTCCATAAAAAAAGGAGGGTTTTCCCTCCTTTTATTTTTTTAACATCTCTTGGATGGTTTCAATATTTTGAATGAACTTCTCAGGATTTTCTTTTGCCCATGTTTTAACCGATTCAGGTAGGTGGGATTTCTCCAACTCCTCCATCACCATTATTGTCATCGACTTTTCCCGACTCTCTCCTTCCACCATAACATCACCAAAAGCTTGATATAACTTTCTTTTCAACGAGGGAACCTGACTCTCGAAAGTGATGTTGTACTCATTCTCTTTAGCCCATGATGCCAATAATTTGGTATCCAATAATGAGCCCTTTCTGAATGGGAAGGTGTTTGATAATCTTTCAGGTTTACTTTTTATTCCAAAGATTTTGAATGATGGACTTACCACAACGATAATATTCTCACTGTCCATACCAAAAAAACGTGGTTTGGATAGTTTAATTCTACCGAGTAGTTTAACCAATAAGTCATTTATGTTGTCCATACTAATAAATATCATCAAAGGTATTCTGCGTCCGGCAAATTACCATCAACGACATAATATTCATTCAAAAAATCTAATAAGTCTGATTCATCAATGTATACCTCATCATTATCCTCATCCTCATAATCCCACTCCTCCTCATCGAATTCACTATAGAACCCATCAAACGAAATACTGTCATCATACCCATACTCTTGGAGAAGTTCGTACTCCATGGTATCTGTTCTTACCATATCGGGGTCATCTCCCATACATCTAAACTCAACACGGAGTACATTTGAGTCCTTACTTATAAAATGTGATATTATTTCTATTATTTCCATTGTTTCTTTTACTAATTAGCATTATTCTTTATATAAAATATATCGTAAATGAACAAAAATCAGTTAATCATAGAAGATTATGATATTTTTGATACTGAATTATCAGTGTATTTTTCAGTAAATCAAGAGTTGGATATCAGAGAAGGGAAAATAGATATCGATGAATTTGATATATGGCTTAATAGAAATGGTCTATATGAAATGTCTCGTGATTGTTGGGATTATGCTCAAGAATCACATTATACCGAAGACTGGGAAATCGGATTTGATGAATACGTTTCTGATTATATCTGTACCGATGATATCAGAGATTTTGTAGCGGATTATTATGAAAATAAAACATTACCCAATTTTGTAGAAGAATGAAAATAATATCAACATCATTAGATAACGTATATTTGATTGAAGAGTCAGTCCATAAAGATAATCGTGGTTATTTTATGGAAACATGGAATGAACTAAGTTATGCGGCAAAGAACCTCATCAATGACCTTCCAACTGAGTGGGCGTTAAAAGATGATGGGACCATGCATTCAACATACTTCGTTCAGGATAACCTGTCAGTATCACATAAAGGAGTTTTTAGAGGACTTCATTACCAAACAGATGTCAATGGTCAGGCAAAGTTAGTTAGGGTCTTAAAAGGGGCAGTAATTGATTTCGTGGTGGATTTAAGGGAGATGTCAGATACCTACGGTAAGTTTGAGTATTTTGAATTAAATGACCGTAACCATTTGTCATTGTTTGTTCCACCATATTTTGCACACGGTTTCTTATCATTACAAGATGACACAATATTTACCTATAAATGTGGAAATTATTACAACAAAAACGCCGAAGGTAGTGTTGTATACTCAGACCCAATCATTCGTCACGTAGAAGATAACAATCAAACTATTAAAGATGTAATTGATTTTTATTATCCTTGTGAAAGTGAAGATGATTTATTACTTTCGTACAAAGATAAACATGCACCTAAATTCTTAAAACGTAAATACTGATGGAAATTATCAAAAACATGGAAGCCTTAGATAAGGCAAGAAACATTATTCATTCTTGTGAGTCATATTCTCAATTGGACACTGCTCAAAGATTTTGTGAATTGTATTATGATATCTTCAAAGACCGAGTAAATTATGAAAGGTTGATTAGAGATATCACCGTTCGTAGAGCCGAACTCACTGTTGAATAATAAAAAACCCCTCACTTGGAGGGGTTTTATTTTTTTTAGTTAAATTTCTTAAACCTGTTAAAATTCTCTAAGATTGTATCTCTCTGAGTTTTGAATGCTTCGTGGAGGTCCTCATCGATTTCCTCATACATTCCACATTCCATACATTCTCCTTCTACCATCTCTGAACCACATTGTTCACACATTTCTTTTTCGTCTAACTTGTGGTCGTGACCTTCACAGTCACAGTCTTCAACAGGACTACCACACGAAGGACAAGTTTCACCCTCACCCATAACCATCTCACCGTCCTCAGGACCGTCAGATACAAAGTCATAAGCCGGTTCAACATCTGAAACATCCATATCAGGAGCATCAATAACCGCTTGTTCGTGTAAGTTATTATCATAAACTTTCACCTCACCAGTATTACTTACCTGAAGACCGTTTTTATCCTGTGCCAAATCTTCAACAGTCAATGGTGTTTGATTTGACGGGACATTTCCTGTGGCGTAACCATCATAGAAACTTCTATGTGTATTGAGGATTGATGCTCTCTCCTCATCTGAAATCATTGTATAACCTCTCATAATGTAGTATTTTTCTTATAAATAGTGTTTGATTACCAAATATCTTTTTACTACTTTTATAAAAAAACAACTATGGTAGTCACAGAAGAGTTAATTCATGAATATGCAGAAGGTGCCATCCTTCTTGACGGCTTAGAAGAAGCCATTATCGGTATCGTTGAAGAATTCGGTGCAGGTCCTCGTATATTATATTCAACAAGTAAGATTGTATCCATCCTACAGGAAAGTGGAATGATGGATGAAGGTGAGGCATTAGAATATTTCTACTACAACATTGTAGGTGGATTTTTTGGTGACCAAAATCCGGTTTTCTTGTCCGACCATTTGGATTATTAAAAACTTCTCCATATCTTTGTTTCACAATAAAAGATAAGAGTTATGCCATTCATCAGTCAAGAAAATATCACAACACAATACAAAGAAATCAAAGATTTAGGTCGTTTCATTCGTTCTCAACGTTTCAATGTAAAACAACGTAAAGGGGCAACTGATTTGAACTTCCGCATCACTCACATCAAATCATCAGAATTCTACAACGATGTTGAAGTGAACTTGAAAGTTTCTGGTAATCTATACCAGTGGGGTTATTGGCGTCACACAGAACAGAGAAGTGGTAGAAACATTGTGGAGATGAAACGCTACCCTCGTCGTCGTAATGATGATATTCGTTCAGCAGTTAGAAACGAGATTCGTGATTTCTTCAAGTTGTTGGGTGTTCCAGGATGGAAGATTGAAATTAAGAAGATTACAGTAGCAGAGTCTATCTAATCTACTTCATCATAATGAAGGCTTGAAGAGCTTGTCTGGCCAATAACTTAACCTCACTGTTAATATTTTCCAGACTTGTCTCTTTTCCTTTTCTTTCCAAAGACTCAATGGACAAACGAATCATCGCATGTTTGGCCTCATCCGCAGCATCATATAACTCCTCATACTTATCCTCGTCATAATTTTCATATTGATTAAACTGAATATAACGTCTAAGATAATCTGAACCTGAATAAATAAAGTGAGTGGATTCCAACATATTCATCACACTCGACAATCTTAATTTTTCAAAGAAGTCATACAATATTTTGTTCTCACGACCCAACACATCGGAAACTCTTTGCCAGTCCGTCCAATGGTGATTACCCGCTTCGGTCATCTCCTTCTCTTTGATTGTTGTGACCACCTCAGGGTACACAGAACCGACGTTCTCCGAATCCTTACCCTCGTAGTCCACCACCTTTAATAAGTGTCTGAAAGCGTTTAGAATACCCGCTCTCTTATCATTGGTGTCAACCACAGTCCATGGTTTGGCTTCCTTTGTTTGTTTTAATACCTTGTTTTTATACTCAGTATACTTATCCCACTTATCGATAGACTTCTCATCATTCGGTGAGAACTTCCAATACTTAAGTGGTGATGCCTTTCTCATTTGGAATCTCTTCTTCTGTGTTTCAGGAGTGATACTTAACCAGAACTTCACCAACTCAATACCTCTATCAATCAACGATTGTTCAAAGTCATTTACATTCTCCATAAAGTCGATGTATTCCTCCTCAGAAGAATAACCCATCACAGGTTCAACAATACCTCTGTTGTACCAACTTCTATCGAAGAAGTTAATTTTACCATTTTCGATGTGTTTCTCATAACGACCAAACCAATCTTGTCTTTCCTCTTTTGTTGGGATACCTAAGGCTATAATGTTATAGTATTTAGGGTCCAAGTATTCCACCATTCTTTTGATGGTACTACCCTTACCTGCAGAATCTCTACCTTCAAATACGACGGCAATTGCCTTACCTGTTTTCTTAACATCTTCCTGTAGTTTAAGGAGTTCAACCTGTAAAGGTAATAACTCGTTTTTGAATTGTTTTCTACCAATCTTAGACTTCTCAGGTTCTTCACCACCGTATAAGAATTCATCTTCTACATCGAAGTCATCGTTAGGGTCTTGTTCTGTTCTGTCGGCTAATGACTTAATATATTTCTCAAAGTAATCTCTGACGTTCTTTTCTTTGTCCCCACCTTTGAATAGTTTACGGTCCAAATTTCTCATCACCAAATCAGTGATATCTTCATCTGTTAGTGAACCTAAAAGGTCGTCAATGATACTTGGCTCAATATTGTTGTCGATTAATTTTTTACTAACATCTTCTTTACTCTGTTCCATAATGGTCTCTTTTCTAAACTTACCACTATTCCTATCCTGATATACCATCCAACACTCACAATCCATATCATTATATTTCGCAATCTCAGGACTAAACTTTCTTTGTGATGATACTTGAACAGGATGAATTTCACCATCTTTTTCTACCAACATATCTACACCAAAATGGTCAACAAAACCGAAATCAGTTGCAAAGTTATAAACCGTATACCCTAATTTTTCGAACGCTTTTGCTGCACCTAACTCAACTCTACCACCTTTAATTTTGGAATATGATAAAGTATCTTGAACATTTCCTTTTTCATCATCCATCAAAGTATTAATCTTATCTTTGATTCTGTGTGGCTTATTTAATATGAATAACTCAACCTCCTCAATAATTTGGTCATTATCGTAGGTATCAATCATATAAAAGTCCAAATCTTTGGCCAATAATGTAAGAATGTAGGCTTGACCTGAGTAATGAGTATCTAAACGATTAAGTATAGAATATTCTTCATCGTCTGTTATCATCTTCAATTGTTTTTTCTTAACATTGATAATGTCATTCTTGATGTCGTTTCTCATTTTACTACAAGCACTGTACTTTGTGAGTAAACCAAAGAATTTCTTTAATTCATCAATACGGGCATCGAAAAAAGGATTACCAGGTTCTAAAGTTTGAACTTCCATACCTTTACCAAAACCCTCATCTCTTAACTTAGTGAATGTTTCGTAAGATTTTCTTTTGAATAGTTTCGCTCCTTTACCACCTCTACCTGATTTTAAGATATTACTCAATTTCTTACAGAACTCAGAACCTTCACCAACACTATCACATGGATTTGCATTGTTAGGTAATTTTTGTTCTTGAATTGGCTCTTTTTCTTCTGAATCCAACATCCACAAATCTTCAGCAGATACAATAGATAGAGGACGACCGTTTTCCCAGTCTACAGAAATCAATAAATCATCTTCTTCAAAGGGGTCTTTCGTAACTCTGGTAACCACACCTTTAGTGCCAGGTGTCATACCTTGTTCATCTTTCATATAAACCAATACAATCTTGTCACCCTCTTTGACTTCAGGATTCATCATAATCACTTTCTTTTAGTATAAATACCCTTAAGAATATATTTATTCTAAAAAGAGTATAAATGCAATACATTCTAACTGAAGAACAACACCAACTTATTTTGACTGAAGGTTTTAAGGATGCCGTTGAGGATAGACTTAAACAAGCTTATGACTTTACTAAAGATACCATCAACAAAACCACAGAACAGTTTGGTAAGAGTTTTAGATTTGCGTTGACTTATGGTGCAGGTATCGGAGCATTGGCACCCGCAATTAATCAATATCTTGCGAATTCATTCAGTGGTTTAGATGATTCACAAATTGCTGGTCTTACATTATCTGCAATTTCAATTGTATTCTTCAACACAAAAGATTATGTAAACATCTATAAAGAGATGAAAAAGGAAGGTTTGATTGAAGAGTTAGGTAGTGCAATCTCATTCACTGAAAAACTTAAAGACCGTGTTTCAAGAATATTAGATGTATTGGGTGTTGCCACTTATCAAGCCTTAGATGTTATATCATTCTCATTTTTACTACCAATCTTACCAGCAATCATGAGTATGTTAACTGACGCAGATTTAGATATGGTTGCTTTGAAAGGGTTAATGAATTCATCTTTCATTACTGTAAGTGCTGTGACACTTCAGAAAATCATCGAGAAATTGACCGAAAAAATTTCCTCCAAAAAGACTTCCGATGATGTGAGTGAACCTGAGGGTGAACTCCAAGCTCCTGAATCAGATATTGTTTAAGAGACTCCTCCGCCTCTTGTAATGTATTATTTTGTTGGTATTTGTGTGGGATATTTCCAGTCTTAAACTTATGTTTAAGGGTCAAAGACCTTTCTCTTTTCTTGATTAAAAACAATCTATTTCCTTCAGAGTCACTAAATGATTCAATTCTAAATTGTTTTAAAAGGTATTGTGGGAATTGTTCAAAGTCTACCATCAGATAAATTCGAATTCTTTATTAACCTCAAAATAATGGACCCCCATGGAATAATAAAGTTTGAATGCACGTTTCTTTTCCACCTGTTGTCCCAATTGTATTAGTTTATCCCCTTCGGTGGTTTTTGCACCGACAATCTTTCTACCTGATGGTGATAGTGAGGCGGGATGTGAATGAACGACCACAGGTTCAGGTTTGGTGTGGTCAACCAATCGTTTTATGATTTGAGTCTTAGTACCCCCATAACGTAAACCATTATTTTTGGCTAAGATTTTTAATTCTTGTAATGATAATTTCTTAAGATTTTCTTTTTTTAATTCCATAATAACTGAATAAAGACAATACACAAACATAGAAAAAGTGAAAGAGAATTTTTTGTGTTAAGACCTTCACCTAAAATAAGATAACTAAATGTCAACATCACAAAAATACCCATACTAAACTGCAATAATCTAGCACCCCATGCGGAACCCATAGCACTATATGCAAACCGTGCACCATAAATGAATATGTAAGATATTGGGACCCCTAATATAATTGCATTGAACCAAACATTTTCTTTGAACCAAGGATATCTGACCTGTGCGAATTGTTGGAACCATGCACCCGTTTGGGCAACTAAAAGGAATAATATGGCTAATAAGGTTTCTCTCATCCTTACAAATATACGAAAATAAAAAGAAACATCAAAACTTTAGTCTGATGTTTCACCATAAACCAACTCTTGTAGGTCTTCTAAAAACTCGTCATCGTAGTCCCAATCGTAGAACGCGGTGGCGTCATAAGGTGCTTCGTCCAAAGAGTGTTTTTCTGGCCGTACAAGAGTCGAAAACTTAAAATATTCAACTCTGTCTGTCATAAAAATTAGGGGATTTTGGTCCGTTACTAATAAATACTCAGAACAGAAAGATAAAGATGTAAAAAAATAATTAAATTATTAACTATTTTACTCAGGGAAATAATGGTAACCGTAACTGAAGGTGGCCTTAGCATTTTTATCATCACCATAACCCCATTCATATTCAGATGCCTTGAAATAACCGACCATATCGTCACTATCATCCATAGGTGTATACCTTTTCACAAACTCACCACTTTCACTCAATTCAATACCAGTAAAGAAGTCGTATTGTTTGTCATCACATTCATTAAGTGCCTTCATATATACTCCCACGTCAGGGTCTGTAACCTCAAAAATATATTCCGTATCGAAATTAACCTCAACCGCACTATCGTTATCACCAAACCAATCGATTCGTATATTACTAACCTGAGGTTCTGAATTACGTCCATGTTTGGTTTGATAAATGTACAACATCACCTGTAGAGATGATTTTACGTTATCTTCAAATAATTTCTTATCCATACTTCTTTTTATATTCGTCAGTTAGATATAATACTAATTCGTCAATATCTTCATCAGGTAGTTGGTGAACTTCCTTATTTCTATTGAACCAATCTCTGATGACTTGCTCAGGTGATTGTCTTCTTAATTTTACGATTCTTCTGAAACCCGCAATCTCAGCAGGTACTTCATGGGCTTGTTTGTAGTATTCTTTATCTGTTGGTTTTTCTGAGTCGTCAGATTGAACATCACGATAACCAAAGTCTTGTAATACATGTTCCAATTCATGACGGACAGTATCATTAAGGTCTGCAACCAAATCAAAATACGCTTCAGGGAATTTAGTTGGGTTCTTTATTAAGACAATCTCAATGATATCACCATCATCTACAGTACTGGCATTCATCATATAGTCACCTTTTATAGACATATCCTCTTTTACCGTAATCTCCACACTGAAAGCAGGAAAGTTATCATAGATGTATGACATTTCGTCACCCACCAATTCTTCAGGTAAATAATATTCACCAGGTCCTTTTTTGATGACATTCAATAAGTCTCTAACAACTGTTCTGGTGACACTATCATTACTTGACTGTATCGGAAATCTTTTAACAGTACCTCTACCTCCCTTATCACGGTTTGACCCATCATCAAAATCATCAGGACCAAAACCTGTTAAATCTCTTTTAACTTTTGCCTCATTCATGTAGTCTACTGATTCAAAGATTTGTTTTTGTAATATTTTTAGAACATTCTCAGGACTATCATCTTCATAGAATGCGGTCTTTATCCTAAAATAATTCTTTCTAAGAAGGAAACTAACCATCTTAGGTTTTGCACCCAATTTAGCAAGTTCTTCACCGATACCCATCAAATAATCATTAAACTCTGGTCCCATATTCATAAATACTATGTTTATAAATATTACAGAGCATTCAATCTATACCTAAATGATATCCCTATTCCAAAATTAACTTGTTCTGATATATTCAACATCAAAGAAATGTCAGTCATTCTATTGTTTTGGGTGAGCATCTTCAATGGGTGAAAACGTAATAATACATTTGGTTTGATATCCACCTCATCATTTGATAACCATATAATGGTACCACCTCCACCGACATTCACACTATTCTGAAATAATGCAACATTAAGACCTAAGGTTTGAGGAATACCATACCTATAATCGGACTGACTTAATAGTTGGTCAGGTTCCCAAATGGTATAAAGACCAAATGGACTATATTCTGTAGTGAGATTAATATTATCAGTACATAGTACGACAGATTGAGTCTCGGGAATAAACCCGACGGTTGATGATTGTGAGTATCCTTTTATACCCAACAATAAAAGTAGTATTAGTATTGTCCGTTTCATAAAATTTGTTTATTATGAACAAAGATACTAAAAAAAATCAAATGGGACTACTAAAAGAATATTTTTTGAATAATTTACCAAACGACGATGATGTAATAGAAAAAATGCATTATCTTTGTCTCGAAGAACAGGAATACTATGAACAATCTGAAAGACATATTCAAGAAGGAACTACAACTCAAAGGTGATAAATCATTGTTAGATGCCCGTTACATGGGTATCGGACATCACGATATCTTTACCGCATATGAAGAGTTGGATATGGACTTACCAATCAAACTTTTAGAAAGTTCTCATCGATGGGGTCCTACTAAACGAGGATGGGGTAATGGTTATGTACGTATCGTTGAAGGTCACCCATTCTACGGTATGAACTATATGGATATACCTGTCAGTGTTCACGGAGGGTTAACTTTTGGAGATAATATTATGGATAATAACAGTTTCCCTGATGGATACTGGGTCGGATTCGATACCGCACATTACGGAGATGACTCAGAGATTTGGACCATAGAAGCGGTGTCAGATGAGACCATACATTTATTTAATGAAATCTACGGGTTATCCTAATGTTAAGTTTGTGAATTTTGTATTTCTTTACCCGTAACCTTGTGTAGTTATTGTCAAAATAACAATAAGACTATGAAAAAAGTTTTGATTACACTTGGAGTTCTATTATCGATGACTTCATGTGAAAAAAGAGGTGACAAACCTAAACCTCAAGAAAAAATCGTAACAGGTTTATTATCAGAAGACACTTATTGGTACTCAGACACCGTTTATGAAATGGCGGGTAAAGTAGTGGTAGACAATGGTGTTAAATTAACTATCGAAGCAGGTACAGTAATCAAGTCGAGAGACGGTCAAGGTTCATTATCTACGGCACTCATCGTGTCAAGAGGTGGAATGATTGATGCACAAGGTACTGCTGATGACCCAATTATCTTTACGTCAATCTACGACAACGGCAACAACTTAGACGAGAGTGATAAAGGATTATGGGGTGGTGTTGTTATCTTAGGTAACGCACCAATATCGGCAGACGCAAATGAAGCACTTATCGAAGGTTTACCAGCGAACGAACCCTTTGCGGTTTATGGTGGACAAAACCCTCACGATAATTCAGGTATCTTGAAATTTGTTTCAATTAGACACGCAGGAACTTTATTGGGTGACGGAAACGAACTTAATGGTTTAACATTAGGTGGTGTTGGTGATGGAACAACAATATCAGATATTGAAGTGGTGGCAAACTTAGATGACGGAATCGAATGGTTCGGTGGTACTGTTGATTGTCAAAACTTAATCGTATGGGCTCAGGGTGATGACGCGTTTGATATCGACCAATCATACGACGGTACAATATCAAACTTCTTAGCTATCTGTGATTTGGATTCAGACCACGCGTTAGAGATTGATGGTGGTGAGGGTGATATGAACAACCCATTCAGAATGGAATACGGTACAGTATATGCACCATCAACGGCTGAGTTCCACTTTAGAGACGAAGCAACAGGTTTTGTTTCAGTTCACGGAGACTACAATGTTTCTGCCGACTCAGCAACATCAGTCACAGTTGAAGACCTTGTGGTCGGTGTAAATGAAATGTTATTCGAATGGACATTCTCTTACAAAAACGGAGCATTCTAAAATAAAATAAATAATAAACATTGAAGGGGGCTTTACAGTCCCCTTTTTTATTCTACTTATTAGGGAAACTTTATACATATGAAATGCAGACTATTATCGAAAACATTATTGTTTGGTCTATTACTATTGCTTGGTTCGGGTACCTTATTTGGACAGACCGTAAAAACAATAAAAACGGACATCTTTGAGGTTGAGTACTCAGAAGAATTAGAACAACCATTAAAACTCACATACACCGTAGGATGTCCTTTGGGTGATGCTTCACGTAGTGGTTTGGACTTTCGTAAAGTGCCTGAGTATCACACTTCTGATAATGAGGATTATAAAGATAATCCATACGACAAAGGTCACTTAGCACCTGCAGCGGCATTCAACTGCGATAGAGAGACTATCAAAGCAACCTTCTCTTACTTAAATTGTGCTTTACAACATGAAGGTCTGAATCGAGGTCCATGGAAGGAATTAGAAAGATTCGAAAGGAATTTAGCTAAAATCTACCCTGAAGTTAGTGTTTTAATTGTAGTAAACTTCGACGAGACACCTGAAAGAGTACCTGGTGGTGCTGCTATCCCTACTTCATTTTTAAAAGAAATCTCTTTTGGTGATAGGACAATAAAATTTCTATTCCCCAACAAAGATGTTTCGGGACAAGATTGGGGTAATTTTTCTATTGCTGAATAATTTACCTAATAGTCATTTTGTCTATTGTTGTATAACAAACAATGATTATGAATCTTATTTCAACCCACTTAGTTAAAAAGTCTGATTTAGGGACTCATGCAAACCTATTTGGTGGTAAACTCATGGCATGGATTGATGCAAGTGCTGCAGCACATGCGATGGAAGTATGTGATACACCACGTATGGTTACTGTAAAAATTGATGAATGTGTTTTTCAGAAACCTGCTAAAGAAAGTCAACTCCTCAAAATTTATGGGGATGTAAAAGAGATTGGTAATACATCGATTACTTTGTATCTTGAGGCTAGAGCACACAATGTATATTCAGGAAATCAAACCGTAATTTTATCAACAAACATTAAATTTGTTAGAATTGATGAGAACAACGACCCTATTCCCATCTCACAACGAGTTAAAGAAAAATACAAATGAAAACTTTTGTAGAAATTGGAACGTGTGACTTTGATACTCTGAGACCTCTCTGCGATTCTGGATGGAGAGGTGTGATGGTGGAACCTTTTAAAAAGTTTTTGGATAATATCGAAGAACATGAAAATTTAACAAAGGTCAATAAAGCAGTTGGGTTGTATAATGGTATGACCACCTACAAAAGAGTTAAAGATGAATACATCCAAGAGTGGAAAGATAAGTCTTATGATGGAATGGGTACTATCACAAACATAACAACATTTGATTCTACAAATGACTATAAAAATAAATTAGATATCTTCAATGTAGATTTAGTAACTTTCGAAAATCTCATGTCAGAATTAGATATCATAGAAATCGATTACCTCAAAATAGATACTGAAGGAATGGATTTTGACATTCTTAAAAGTATTGATTATACTAAATACAAAATAAACATCATTAAGATGGAACACTCCTACTGTGATGAAAATTTGGCAATGAATTTTCTCGCAGATAAAGGATATCATAGTGAACTATTCTCGAATGATATAATTGCAATAAAAAAATAAAAAATGGCAGTAAAACAAGGAGATACCGTAAAGGTACATTACACAGGAACACTTAATGATGGAAGTGAATTTGACTCATCATATAAAAGAAACGAACCAATTGAATTCCAAGCAGGAGCTGGTCAAATGATTCAAGGCTTTGACAAGGCAGTAATGGATATGGTTGTTGGTGAAAGAAAAACAGTTAACATCCCAGCAGTTGAAGCTTACGGAGAACAAAACCCTGAGGCTTTCATGGGAGTACCAAAGACTAATTTCCCACCTGATTTTGAGTTTGTAGTTGGTGAAATGGTTCAAGGACAAACTGAAAGTGGTCAACCACTTCAAGCCATCATTTTAGAAGTTCAAGATGATGAAATTGTATTAGATTTTAACCATCCTTTAGCAGGTCAAGATTTAAATTTTGACATTGAGTTGATGGAAATTGCGTAACGGATATTTATATTTGGATATCCAAGGAAGGTGTATTGTCAATAAAACTGAAGAGTAAAGCATGAAGGGTTGAAGCCCCGTAGGTTACTGACAAATAATACGCCGAATTAAAGACCAATACTTTATGTGTTGGTCTTTTTTTTTATGTAAAATTTAATACCATTTAAAAAAAGATTAATCAATGAATGTACTAGGTATTCACACAGGGCATGACGCAGCACTAAGTTTAGTAAAGGACGGTAAGTTAATATCCGCAATATCCATGGAAAGGTTTTCAAGAATCAAAAAGGATTGGAAAATCACAAAAGAAAACCTCCTAAAATTTTTAGATTACAGTAATATTACATTAGACGATATCGATTATGTATCCATGGGGTATTGGAATCATGGTAATATGGATTATGCTAAATTGTATTCACCTGAAGATAATAAGTATCCCTTATCCATTTATGGTAGACAAGAAATGGAAAGTAATCTGTTGAATCATTTGGACGAATATTCTAACAATTTTAATAGAAGAGTTTCTTACGTAGAAGGTCTTGGTTATACGTTACCTGATGTAATTGATAGATTTAGACCTCCTTATTCAAATTCAGAATCAACACATATCAATGATTTTGAACTGTTATTGAAATTGGACTTCTATGATAGACCAATACCAGGTTTTTTTATTGACCATCACGTTTGTCATGCTAGTTCAGCATATTATACGTCACCCTTCGATAACAGTATGATTTTTACTGCTGATGCCTCGATGAATATCCATTGGGCATGTAGTGGTTATTTTTGGGGTCATGAGCATAGACTAAACATATTCAGAAATCCTGGTTATACATATGGTAATTTTTATGATGTCGCCACGGAGTTTTGTGGAATAGGACCTGGTACTACCAAAGCAGGTACCTTAATGGGTTTATCTTCATTCGGTAAGATAAGTCAAAAAGCGAGAGATAATTGGGAATGGTGGACCCGTCCCTATGACCAAAGGAGTACAACTGAGGATATGCATTATTGTGATTGGTTGTTTTTACAAATGTCGGGTAAGTATCCATATATAAAATGGTACCGACCTGAAATTTTGGATGAAGAACCAGGATATGAACATTTCAATAGAGAATTTCAGATGGTATATACCAAAGAAGAATCTGACAGCCAAGAAGTGATGGATATCGCCGCAGATATTCAATATGTCGCTGAAAGGTCTTTGGTAAAATATTCTCAGGATTTATATGATGAGTCATCAACAATAAATGACGGAAACCTGTGTGTTGCTGGTGGGACATTTTTGAATTGTAATGCAAATTATAAAATTATGACTGAAACGTCATTTGAAAGAATGCATATGTTCCCGGCATGTGGGGACGACGGTGTATCTGCAGGTTCTGCACTTTACGCTACTCATCAGATTTTGAGTGTTCCTCGATACAAATATAAAAATCATGAAATCATGTATCTTGGTTTTCAATACATGTACCAACCTGAGACAGAATACGAAGCAATTGATTATGATGAAAAATTCGTTGCCGAACAAATCAGTAATGGTAAGATTATCTGTTGGTACCAAGGTAGAAGTGAGTTTGGACCGAGAGCATTAGGAAATCGTTCATTTATATCAGACCCAAGAAGGAAAGATATGAAAGATATTATGAATAGTAGGGTTAAATTTAGAGAATGGTTCAGACCATTTGCACCTGTTATCCTCAACGAACATAAAGAGGAGTGGTTCCAAATGGACTTTGAATCACCATTTATGTTGTATACCGTCCCATGTAAAAAACCTCAGGAGATACCATCGGCAGTTCATATAGACAACACATCGAGAGTACAAACATTAAGAAGGGAAGATAATAATAAATTTTATGACCTTATAAATTCATTCTACGAAATAACAGGAGTTCCTGTGGTTATGAATACTTCATTAAATGTTAAGGGTGAACCTATTGTCGAAACACCTGAAGAAGTGATGGAACTATTTGAAAATTCAGACGTCGATATCTTAGTATTGAATGATAAAATGTATTTGAAATAACGATAAACTTTTCATATCTTTGTAGAACAAAATTAAAAGTCATGGGTACAAATTATTATAGAATTCCGAAAGTTGACGATATTAATCGTTCTTACCAAAAGTTTATGATGCGTTTACAAGAAATGGACCGTTGGGACCCTCATATGATTATGATTGGGTACCGATTCATTGTTGAAAACGAACAGATGTGGTCAGATAAAAGTCCGTGGGATGAATTTACCGAGGATATGTCTATCCATTTAGGAAAAAGAAGTATGGGTTGGAAGTTTTGTTGGAACTTCCACGATAACAAATATTACAAAAATAAAGAGGAGTTACTTGATTTCATTAGAAAAGGTAGAGTTGTAGATGAGTACGGTCAGCAGATTGATTCTGAGGAGTTTATTGAAATGGCGCTTGAGTGGGGACAACCTAATGGATGGGTAGCAGATAAAGAGTACTTCGAGAGTATCGAACGTACTTCATTTTTCAATAGCGAGGATTATTATGACAAAGAAATCGATGGACTCAGGGTCGCAAGCAGCACAGACTTCAGTTAAGGAACGATGGAAAGGTCATCCATCTAACACATCTGATATCGGTTACGATTCAGAGTGGGATGACTACGTTCCACCACAAAGTACAGGACCAAGAAACCCAATAAAAACCGAAACCGAATAATATGAAATTTTACTACTATAACCAGTCTGACTTAAGTTACAACAAAGTCAGAGTATTACCGATTGCCCTATTTATTATCATTTTTGTAGTTTTATCCTACATGTATGGTTATTTAGAAGGGAGACAAGACCAAATTGTTCACCTAACACCGCAGGAAAAAGAAATCATTCTATTGAATGTATCTGACACCACTTCTGAATTTTCACAGGATAAAATGGTTTTACTAATGAAAGAGTTGAATATGAAATTCCCACATATTGTTTATGCTCAGTCATTAATCGAGACGGGTCATTTTGACTCAAAGATATTCCACGAGAATAATAACTTATTTGGTATGAAACAGGCAAGAACAAGGGTGACCACTGCTCAGGGAACACAGTACAATCACGCTTATTATGAAAACTGGAGGGAAAGTGTTTATGACTATGCATTCTACCAATGTAGATATTTGTCAGGATTGAAGAACGAAGAAGAATATTTAGCTTATTTGGGTAGGAGTTACGCTGAAGACCCTAACTACCTATCAAAGATTCGTAGTCTAGTAGCAAAAGAAAATCTCAGAGAACTTTTTGAATAGTCAAATTATATTATTATCTTTGTCCTATGACTACGAGAGAATGGACTAAAATATTAAAGGATAATCCGGCAATTTCACAAATCAAAGTGAAAAGTGAATTTGTTAAGGGTACAATTACCATCACTCGTCATAGAATACTCGAGAACGAGAAGAATATATATTCTTACGGTAATAACTTGGTTAAAACCGTAAGGGAAAGTGAGATTGATGTTATCTTTGATGGTGAGGTTAAGTCATCATTAGGGAATTGGTATCCACCAAAGGATTACAGCAAGAGACAGCTTAATAATTGGTTTAGAGGTCATAAGACTATTGACGAGGAAATTTCAATGAGATTGAAACTCATCGGAGGTTCATCACAATATAAAATAAAGAAAATCACATGTTTGTAGTAAAAAGATTTTTCAGAAGAGTAAAAAGGGTTATTGATTTCCTTCCAATGATTTGGAAAGGTTATGACTTTGATTACCGTTACTCTATTGAGTTGTTTCAATACCAACTCAAACGTACCGCAGATTTTATGGAATCTGACCGAGCAGTGACAATGAATGCAAACATTCGAGCTAAACGAATTCGCACCGCTATTGAACTTCTTCAAAAGGTTTATGATGAGGAATACGGTTGTGAATACCAAGACAAACTCAAAGAGATTTATGGTGAGAAGGTTTTGGATTGGGAGTTCATCGAATTGGATGATAAAAGTAATTACGATGGTAAACCTCTTTACGAACTCAAATGGGTATATGAAAAATGGGACAACGCCGAAGAGGTGAAAGAAACCAAACAAAAACTTTACCAAGAGTCTCAAGAAAAACAAAAGCGAGCTGAAGAGTTGGTTTGGAAATTCATTTCACACAATATCCGTGGTTGGTGGGATTAATTAAAAAATTATGTTTATCTTTGAAAAAAATAACAAGATGAAAATCACATTCATATCAGATACTCACACAAAACATCATCAGGTGACCTCACAGTTGCCAGGTGGTGATTTATTAGTCCATGCTGGTGACTTCTCCTCACGAGGATATGAACATGAGGTCGATGGATTCTTTGATTGGTTTAATAGTTTGGATAACTACACCAATAAGATTGTCATTGCAGGTAACCACGACTTGATGTTTGAGGATGACCCAATGTTGGCTAAAGACATTATGAGTTACTACCCCAACGTCACTTATCTTCAGGACGATTTGGAAGTGATTGGTGAAGACTACTCTACCTCAGTTAAAGTATGGGGGTCACCGTGGCAACCTGAGTTTTACAACTGGGCGTTCAACCTACCTCGCAACGGTGAGGAGTTGAAAGAAAAATGGGATATGATTCCACACAACATGGACATCGTGGTCACTCACGGACCGGCATGGGGTCATTTGGACACCGTTGTGGGACAATCTATGAACTTGGGGTGTGAGTTGTTGGCCGAACGGTTAAAGGTCGTTAAACCGAAGATACACGTGTTCGGACACATCCACAGTGGGTATGGTTATAAGTTCCATGAAGGGACACATTACTTCAACGCTGCGGTACTCGGTGAGGACTATGTATTCACTCAGAAACCTATGACTGTAGAATGGGACCCAAAAACTAACGAAATAGAATTTGTTTAATCAATTTTTTTTATTACATTTGTAAAAAATAAACAACAATGAAGTATAAATTAGAGATGTATGGGTGGGAGGTTGAAGCGACTGGTCACTCACTAACAGATGAACAAGTTAAATCTATCCAAGATTTAATGGAAACCAATGGTGCTAACGAACTATGGGAAGTTCGTCATGATATCGAAATGGAAGGTATAGTAGATGACCTTTATAATCCTGACCTTTACCACGTATCTCGTGGATTAGACAATAGTGGTCTTTGGTTTTCACTTAAAGATGACAACGATAATGAAGTTTTAAGCTTCGAACCGTCAGACATGGAAGATATCTACGAAATGTTAGGCGATTCTGCGGATGACATCCCTTATGAGGGTTATTTAGCGATACCAGGTGAGGGTGATAAGTCTGAGATAGATAATATACTAGCAATATTTGATGAAAATAAAGGTGGTATTTGTGAATACGAAATATTTGAATCAGATGAAGTACCAACGGCAAAAGATTTCTGTATTCAACATGGTGATATAGGCACACCTGATGGTGATTGGGATTTTATCTCCAAAGTATTTTATAAAGGAAAAGAGTTAGAGGTATACGACCATTTAGATAATCGTGGTAAGGCTGCAACTGTTGAAATATACCGTAAAGATGGTACAACAATTAGTTAATGGTGATGTATTAGAGGAAGGTCCGAAGGTTAAGAAGATACACATTAACCAACACCATATTAGGTCCAATAAGACGAAGGAAACGGACCTTCCTGTAATAACCATTAAGATTGGTAGTAAAAACTACTACTGTAACGAAATAGAAATAAACGGTCCATCCAAACTATCTTACTGTGGGAGTGGTGACCAAAAACCCCTAATCAGTTGTGGGGCAAGAGTAATTTTGGAAACGACTGCTGAAGTAAAAATTTTAGAATGATGTTAGATTTTGTTTGGATTTTAGTTTGTCTTATGGTTACCTGTCTATTTGGGATTATCGTTATTGAGGTGTTCCGTTATGGCACAAACCTTGAGCGTAGGAATAAAAGAACCGATTTGTGGGGAAGACCAAATAACCACATGTCTAAAGATGATATGGATTAGTTATGATTGAGTTCCCGATAATGGTATTGTTATTAACTTGTTTTCTGACAGGTTTGTTTATAATCTTAAAAGATAGAAAAGAAGAATGAGATTTTTAGGTTTTCTTGGTATTTTACTTATCTTTGTAATTCAATGTAGTGTTGATAAGAACATCACTATGAATGAAAAGACGGTTGACTTATCTGAGTTGGATAGTGTTGACTGTGTGGTATGGTGGGAAGTTCAGAACGACACCTTGAAGATTTGGACTGAGGAAGATGAAAGAAAAAGTGACCTTGACCGTTTGAATTACATTCGTTCATTGGACACAACAGGATGGGAATAATATGAAAGAGAAAGTATTAAGATTTAACAACGACTGGAAAGGTCGTAGACTATACGAAGAGAATAAAAAGAAAGAGTCTATTAATAAGACTAAAACCTTTAACACCAAAGAGAAATGAAATGGGATTACGAAATAATTGAAGTGATATGTAGAGACAATGAATGGTTTGACCACCCAAAAGACGGAATACCGTTTATAATGAAAGTTAAATTTCAAAAGGATGGTGAGTTAGATAGAGTCATTACATATGAATTTCACGAAGAAGAAATTCTAAATACAGCAACCTTTAACACCAAAGAGAAATGAAAATAGAAGTAAGAGACGATTACACAATCCAACTTGAAGAAGTATTTAATGGGATTGTAATCAAAACCACAGATGGGGTAGAATTC